TAATATCACTTTAAGTGATAGATTTAATCTTGCTAAATTTGTTTTAACTTCTGATCGTTTTACTAATGGTAAAATGGTTAGAAAGTTTGAAGATGAATGGAGTAAGTGGTTAGGTTCAAAATATTCTTTATATGTTTCTTCTGGAAGTACTGCAAACTATTTGCTTCTTTCTGCAGTTAAAGAACTTTATAATTTGAAGGATGGTGATAAAGTTTTAGTCCCATCTTGTACTTGGGTAACTAATGTTGGACCAGTTATTCAATTAGGGTTTACTCCTATTTTTTGTGATATTAATATAAAAAACTTTAGTTTTTGTGAAGAAGATCTTGAATATATTGCAGAAAAACATCCTGATATTAAATTGATATTTGTTACACATTTAATTGGATTTTCTGCTAATACTGAAAGATACCGCACTCTTTTTCCCAACGCTTTGATTTTGGATGATATATGTGAATCTCATGGATGTAAATCACTAGATGGATCTAAAAGAGGATCTGATAGTTTAGGTGCTACTTTTAGTTTTTATTTTGGGCATCATATGACGACAGTTGAAGGTGGAATGGTATCCACTAATAACTATGAATTGTATGACTTAATGCGTATGAAAAGGAGTCATGGATTGGCAAGGGAATCTACCAGATATCGAGAGTATTCTGAACAATATCCAGATATTTCAAATCAGTTTCTTTTTATAACTGATGGATATAATTTCAGAAATCATGAACTTTGTGCTGTAATTGGTTTATCTCAACTCAAAAGACTTGATAAGTACATTCAAAAGCGTAATCAAAATTATAAAAAATTTGTTGAATTAATTTCTAAGTATGAATCTAATTTTTATATACCATTAATACCGCAAACTTGTAGTAATTTTTGTTTTCCTTTAATATGCAAAACCAAAGAATTATCTGATAAATTAAAATTAATTTTTGACGAAGTCGGTATTGAGCACAGACCAATTATTAGTGGAAATCTACTTAAGCAACCATTTTTATCTGGATATGAGATTACAACTCAAAAAAATAGTTTGAATGTTGATTATGTGCATGATAATGGAATATATTTGGGAAATAATCATTTGATAGGCAAAAAGGAGATTAATCTTTTAAAAAATATTTTTGATCAAATTGTGGCATGAACAGAACTAAAGTAAACTTAATAGGAAATGCTTTTACTCATTTAACCCATGGAAACAAGGGATATTCTGTTCATGGAAAAATTTCTAAAAATATTGAGTGGGTTTTTGATCAATCTATAGGAATTAATTTTTATATTGATGGTGCAATCAATAATGCTTTCCACGATAAAATATTTGGTATTAAGTATGGATGGCTTCTTGAATCGAGAGATATGATTCCTTATATACACGATCAAGTAAAACATAATTATAAAAAATATTTTGAAATTTTTAGGTATATTTTTACAAATAATAAAGAACTGTTAGATTTGGATGAGAGATTTAAATGGTGCCCAACTGGTGGATTTTGGATAAAGGATGCTAGAATTTACTCAAAATCTAAAATGATTTCTTTTATTACTTCGAATAAATCTCTTATTCCTGGACATAAACTTAGATTGCAGTGTGTTGAAAGATCAAGTTGATCTTTATGGTAGAGGATTTAATGAAATTCCTAATAAAGAAGATGGTTTATGTGAATATATGTTTTCTGTTGCAATTGAAAATGCTTTTTATGAAACATATTTTACTGAAAAAATTTTAGATTGTTTTGCAACGGGAACTATACCAATTTATTTGGGAACATCTGATATTGGAACATATTTTAATAAAGATGGAATTTTGGATTTAACAGAAGAATTTTACATATCTGAAGAATTGTATTATAATAAAATGGATGCAATTAAAGATAATTTAGAAAGAGTAAAACAATTTGAAGTATTAGAAGATTTTATAACAAATACATATGATATCATTTAATTATCTTGGAAATTATGGGCATATTGGAAATCAAATGTTCCAGTATGCATCAACTAAAGGAATAGCAAATAAAAATAGTACAGAATTTTTTATACCAGAAACAAAATATTTTGGTAAAGCGTATAATACAAGGAGTAATATCGATGCTTGCTTTGATATTAAATGTAACAGATCAATTACAAATTTTCCACAATACGCAGAGACTAAGTTTAATTTTGATCAAAAATTATTTAATATTTCTGGTAATATAGATTTATTGGGATACTTTCAATCTGAAAAATACTTTAAACATATTGAGGATGAGATAAGAAAAGATTTTTGTTTTATTCCAGAAATTTATGATCCAACGATAGAAATATTTAAATCTATTGTTGGAAAAAGTTCAGCAATATCTCTTCATATAAGGAGAGATGATTATCTCTCTGATCCAAATCACCCAATCCAAACATTAGATTATTACCTAAATGCACTTAAGTATTTTGATTCTGATTTACCAGTTTTAATATTATCGGATGATATTTCTTGGTGTAAAGAGCAAGAAATTTTTTCAGATGATAGATTTTTAATATCTGAAAGTGGTAATTGTTATATAGATCTTTGTATTATGAGTTTATGTGATTATCACATAATTTGTAATAGTTCTTTTAGTTGGTGGGGGTCTTGGTTAGCAAAAAGTAAAAAAACAGTTGCGCCTAAAAATTGGTTTGGTGGTGATTGTATAAATCATAATACGGAAGATTTGTATTTAAAAGATTGGATCATAACAACATGAAAATTTGCATCGTAACTATCGCAACAAATAAGTATATTCAATTTGTTGAAAGACTTCTTAATGATGTGGATCAGTATTTTTTAAATGGGCATGACATAGAATGTCTTCTTTTCACTGACCATGAAGTGGAAGCATCAGATAATGTAAAAGTTTCTCAAATTTCTCATAAACCATGGCCAGAACCAGCACTTAAAAAATATAATTATATTAATTCACAATCTGAATATTTAAAAAAATTTGATTATATTTATTTGTTTGATTCTGATGTTGGTATTCTAGATAATGTTGGTGATGAAGTACTTCAAGAACTTGTTGGTGTTTTGCATCCATATAAAATTATGGAATCTAAAGAAATATATCCATATGAAAAACGTAAACAATCAACTGCTTATATTTCCGATGAAAATCACAATAGGTACTATGCCGCTGCTTTTGTGGGTGGAAAATCACAAAACTTTTTAAAAATGTCAAAAATTATTTCTGAAAGAGTTGATCAAGATGAAAAAAATGGAATAATTGCAAAATGGCACGATGAAAGTCATTTAAATAAGTATTTTAATGAAAATCCTCCAGTGTCTTTATCTCCAAGTTATATGTTCCCAGAAGAATTGATTGGTCATCCACAGTATCCTTTCGAACCAAAAATAGTTGCTCTTAAAAAAGAAAGTTCTTTTAATCAGGAAAAAATTAATATGGGTCAATATCCACTATGAAAATTGATTTAAGAAAAGTACCTGCTGTTTATATTAATCTTAAGCATCATACTGAAAAAAATAAACAAACTCAAGACTTACTTAAAAAGTGTGGTTTTGAAAATATTATCAGAGTTGAGGGTCCATATAATCCAGAAAATCCTCCTGCAGGATGTTCTGGAGCTCATTATATTGGTCTTTCTAAAATTAAAGCCCCTTTTATTTTATTTGAAGATGATTGTCAAATTCACAATTTTAAACCAATTATAGAAGTGCCTGATGATGCAGATGCTGTTTATTTGGGAATATCTCAGTGGGGAAGGTATATGTCTTTTTCTGGGCCGTTTGTTCATTATGATATTGTTGATCATGAAATAGTTCGAGTTTATAATATGCTTGCAACTCATGCTATAATGTATGTTAGCCAAGAATATGCTGATATTTGTAAAAGAATATCATTTCATGCCTCCGAAATAATCGGATATAATCCAGATACGGGGTTTGCAGAAGTTCAAAAATATTTCAACGTATATTCTGTTAATGATCCTTTCTTTAATCAAAGTGGATATAATAATGCAGTTACAACTTGTAAAATAAAAGATGTTGGAATTCATGTAAGCGACGCTAAAAGATTTTTTGATAGTGTTAAGTATGATCTTTCTAGGCTTCAAAATGTCCCAGATCTAAATAGATCTCCAAGTGTTTATTTACCATTAAGAATTGTATGAAAAGTTTAGTTACAGGTGGTGCTGGATTTATTGGATCTAACCTCGTAGATCGTCTTCTTGAGATGGGACATGAGGTTGTAGTGATTGATAATGAGTATTCTGATGCTCACGATCAGTTTTACTGGAATGATAAAGCACAAAATTATAAGTATGATATTCGTGATTATGAGAACACACGTCCTCTCTATGATGGAGTAGACTATGTATTTCATATTGCAGCAGAAGCACGTATTCAACCTGCTATTTTAAATCCCATCGAAGCAGTTAGTATTAATTCGGTAGGGACATGTACAGTATTACAGTGTTCCCGCGAGGCTGGGGTAAAACGAGTGATGTATTCTTCCACTTCTTCTGGATATGGAATGAATCAAACTCCTAATGTAGAAACTCAACTAGACGATTGTTTAAATCCTTATTCAGTTTCGAAAGTTAATGGTGAGAAACTCTGTAAAATGTATACCGATCTTTATGGACTCCAAACTGTTTGTTTTCGCTATTTTAATGTCTATGGAGAACGTCAACCTCTCCGTGGGCAATATGCACCTGTGATTGGTATTTTTCTTCGTCAACGTGATGCTGGTGAACCATTAACTATTGTTGGAGATGGAAATCAGCGTCGTGATTTTACTTATGTTGGTGACGTTGTAAGAGCAAATATTATGGCAGCCATTTCTAATCCTGATCCAGAAGCATTCGGACAGGTTTATAATGTTGGAACTGGTAATAATTATTCTATTAACCAGATCGCTAGAATGTTTGATCACGAGACTGTAAATATTACTCCGCGTCCAGGAGAAGCAAGAGTTAGTCTTGCTAACAATCAAAAACTCCGTAAGACTTTTGGTTGGTCTCCAACTATGAAACTCGAAGACTGGTTATCTGCACAACTATGAAAACACAAATTTTTACCTTTGTTTTTAATAGACCAGACCTTTTTAAAAAGCAAATAGAATTATTTAAAAAATATTTTATTGGAGAATATCAACTAAATGCAGTCTGTGATTATAGAGATGATAAGTATCTAAATCAGTTTAGGGATATGTGTTTGGAAGAAGGAGCATCTTTCTACCCACACAGATCACAAGGTAATCAAAGTCCAAGTTTTTATCATGGGTCAGCAGTTACTTGGACATATGAAAATGTAATGCTTAAAAATCATTTGGATGAGTATGCTCTTCTTGTGGATCATGATATGTTCTTAATTGATAAATTCAATCTTGAAGAATATATGGAGGGGTGTGATATTTCTGGTCTTTCTCAATCAAGGGGGAATATAACTTATGTTTGGCCAGGTCTTACTATCTTAGATATTGCCAAGACTAAGGATATTTCTTTTAACTTCCTTCCATGTACTGTTGGTGGGGAAAATCTTGATACGGGTGGAGGTACTTACCCTCTTTTGAAAGAATTGACATTCAAACCATCAAATGTAGAATATCCAGATACTTTTAACGGTTTAAATTTATTAGAAAATGATGATGGATATGGATTTGAACTTCATCTGGAACAAAAGTTTTTACATTTTAGGAATGCCTGTTCCTGGCACAATAATTATAATGTATCTGGAAAATCTAAAAAAGTAGAAGCTCTTGATTTTATATTAAACTCCTTTACTTAAAATTATGGATAAAAACAAAGCATCATATAAACTCAAGGGACTTCCTCCAATTTATTATTTAAATCTTGATGGGCAACCAGAAAGAGCAGAATATATGGAAGGACAGTTTAAATACTGGGAAGTTCAAAATTATACTCGTATTTCTGCATATGATGGGCGGGATGATGACTTAAGTGATATTATTAAAGGTAGATATCCATCTATGATGAACTCTGGTGAAGTTGGGTGTGTTACCTCTCATCTAAAATGCTTAAAACATTTCTTAGAAAATTCTGATGATCCATGTGTATTAGTGATGGAAGATGATTGTGATCTAGACACTGTTAAGCACTGGTCATTTTCCTGGAAAGACTTTTATTCTAAAATTCCATATGATTATGATGTTATTCAATTAGCAATAATTAACCCAGCACAAATTCATATGAAATTGCATAAAAGATTTGTTAATGATTTTTCAACTGCTTGCTATTTGATTACAAGGCATCATGCTCAAAAATTGGTTAATCTTCACTGTAGAGGTGATAAGTATAAATTAGATAATGGTGTTAAACCAAGAGCAGTTGCGGATGATCTAATTTACAATTCTGGAAATACATATGCAATTCCTTTGTTTATGTATAAAATTGAATTGGGATCTACTATTCATAAAGATCATATAGATGTTTTCCACAGATCTAGTTATGATGGTTTGTGGCAATTTTGGAGGAATGAGTCTTCTGATATTTCTGATTGGAATTCTGTTTTTGATTATGATCCTTATTTTGGAACTCTTCCTCCTGGGTGGGAAGGAAAATAGTAAGCATTTATACTCATAAGGTGTGGAAACCGTAACAAGGGAGGCTTGACCTCCCTTTATTTTTGCTATATAATTCTGTAACAGTTCTTTACAAATCTTATATGACTGTAACTACTAACGAATTCGGTCAGCAGAATATGTGGGCAAAAGAGCCCGACATGGTTTATCAAGAGTATAACCGCAAGGGATTGCTCACACCCATGCAGATGACTGAGATGTATAATGGGCGTTGGGCGATGATGGGAATTATTGCTGGTGCCATCTCATATGCTGCTACTGGCAAACTGTTTTTTGGGATTTTCTAACAAAGCACTTGACTATGACAGAGATTTTATTTACAATAACATCTGTTGCCTTTTTTGTTTTACTGGCAGCATCCGTAGAAAAAATTTGTGAGACTTATTAATGACTACTTTTAACGTTACTCTTCAATCACCAGATGGCACCGAAAATACTTTTGTGTGCCCTGATGATCAATATATTCTAGAAGCTGCTGAGGAGGCAGGTATCGATCTTCCTTCTTCATGCCGTGCTGGTGCTTGCTCTGCTTGTGCTGGTAAGATTATCTCTGGTACAGTAGATAATGAAGAGCAATCCTTCCTTGATGATGATCAGATTGCTGATGGTTGGGTGCTCACTTGTGTTGCATATCCCACCAGCGACTGTGTTATCCTGACTGAACAAGAAGAGAACCTGTGAGTATACCTAAAGATGTCCCACCATTTGCTCCTTCTGCCGCAGTCTCAACTACTCACTCGACGGCAGATATGTTGGGACAATTATCAATCGCACTACAAGATCTTGTAAAATCTGGTGCCTGGTCTAATCAAGACCAACTTAAAGTTTGTGTAGCAGGCACCCTACCAAAAGACAAATTTATTGTAATTCAAAACTTTACTAAAAGAGGAGAAACAAAATGAAATTCGGATTTACCCCTGAGGCAGAGATCCTTAACGCACGACTGGCTATGATTGGTTTTGTTGCTGGTGTTGGTGCATATCTCACCACTGGACAAATTATTCCTGGTGTATTCTGATGGAGGTTAAAATGCGTACAGAAGGATTTACTCTTCCTGAAGTTCAATTTTTATTTCGTGAGAATAGTGAGTTTGTAACTCGTACAACATCAGAACTCTTTAATAATAAGCGTGTTGTTATCTTCTCGCTTCCTGGTGCTTTCACGCCTACTTGCAGTGCATATCAACTTCCTGGGTTTGAGGAGAAGTACGATGAATTTACTGCTCTTGGCATCGACGCTATTTACTGCATTTCTGTTAACGACGCTTTTGTTATGAATGCTTGGACAAAAGATTTGAATATTGAGAATGTAAAACTCATCCCTGACGGTAATGCATATTTTACTCGTTCTATGGGAATGTTGGTTAACAAATCTAATCTTGGGTTTGGTAATCGTTCTTGGCGATATGCTGCTGTTGTAGATAATGGAATTATTGAAAAGATATTTGTTGAACGTGGATTGAGAGATAATTCTGATGTTGATCCATATGAAGAAACAACACCAGATAAAGTTTTAGAATATGTGGCATCAAGTGTAAAAACACCTGTTACTGTTTGAAACAATAGGAAATACTACTTAACTCTGCTCTAAATAAAGGGCAGAGTTTTTTTTTGCATATGCCACGCGGTCATTTGACTAAAGATATTATAAAGTGTGAAGTTCTTAAGATTAAATCTAATTTGGATAAAGAATGGATGAATAAATCTGGTTATGATCCAAAATGGTTAGCACATGTTTATCTTAATAAGGTTTTGGATAAAATAGATGAATATGGATATTGATATTAATAAATATTTTAGTTCCAATTTGTGGAAGATAGTATGACCCTAGATCTTCATAACTTTTTTAAGTATTATGATGATAAGAACCCCAACCACGTTGCAGCGGTTCAGTGGTTGGAGGATAATCTTCCTGAAAAATTCATGGATGATGCTCAATCTGATTGGGTAAGTATTTTTAGAACTGCTCCACCGACGCCTGCGGTTTTAGATGTTCCTTACTTTAATCAAGTAGATAATTACAGAGATGCACATAGAACTTGCAACTCTTCATCATGTGCTATGTGCCTTGCGTTCCTCAAGCCAGGAAGCATTAAAGGCGACGATGAATATGTTAAGAAAGTATTCGCAATTGGTGATACAACTGACCATGCCGTACAGACAAAGGTTCTTGCGGGTTATGGAGTTAAGTCTCATTTTAGTTACAATCTTTCTTTTGGTGATATTGATAAAAGCCTTGATAGAGGCAAACCTGTCGTTATTGGTATACTCCACCGCGGCTCTTTATCTAATCCTACTGGTGGTCACATGTGTGTAGTTATTGGTAAGACTCCAGATGGAAAAGGATATTATGTAAATGATCCTTATGGTTCTCTAAATGATAATTATTCTGGTCCTGTGACTAACGGTAAGAAGACAATTTATACTAAAGCAGTATTAAAGCACCGTTGGTGTCCAGGAGGTAACGATGGGTGGGGAAGGATCTTCGACTAATTTTAAACGCAAGATTTTGCAGTTAGTTAAAAAATTAACTGATGAAGGTAAGCATAAAGAAGCATCAGAACTTTTCAAAATTTATTTTCCAGATATAGGAGGACCAGATGGCAAGAATTGATCTACATAACTTTTTTAAATTTTATGATGACCGAAACCCAAGTCATATTAAGGCAGTTCAGTGGTTAGAAGATAATCTTCCTAATGATTATCTTGAAGATGATGCTGCTTGGGCTGATATTTTTAGAGGCAAGGGTGGTAGTTCATCTGCAGGTGCTTCTGCTCCTGCGGGTGATGTATGCCCACACTGCGGTAAACCTCTGGGAAAGTAAGTAGCGGTGGCGGTGCTTCTGCTCCTGCTGCCGCAAGTGGTGGTGATGATGTACCCATGATGGGCATCAAATTAATCAAGGAATTTGAAGGATGTCATTTAAATGCATATCCTGATCCTCTAACTGGTGGACTTCCTATCACAATTGGTTGGGGATCTACCAGAAATAAGAATGGTCAACCATTCCAAATGGGTGATAGTATCACTCAGGCAGAGGCAGATGAATTGTTAATCAGTCAGTGTAAGAATCAGTTTCTTCCTGCTCTCCGTAAAATCCCACACTGGAATGAGCTTTGCTTATAATCTTGGTGCCGGTTTTTACGGTGGTGATAACTTTAATACTATTACTAAACGCCTGAAGAATAAAGAATGGGACTTAGTTCCCGATGCACTATTCCTCTATCGCAATCCTGGTTCAAATGTAGAAGCAGGACTTGCACGTAGAAGAAAGGCAGAAGGTGAAGCTTGGAAAAAAAATTAACTTCACTAACTAACTAAAATGAACAAACAAAAGGAAAATAAAATGTCAACATTGATTCGTATTATGATTTTGAGTTGGTCTGCCGCTCTTCTTACTGCAAGTTATGCTGGTGCTCTATCTAAGATGGACCCAACCTTTATTGCTACTGTGTTCACAGCATCTGCTGCTACCTTTGGAATTAATACTATGAAGAAGGGTGGAGATGATGATGACGATAAAGATGAAAAACCAGTAAGAAGAGATGAGTTTGTAGAAACTCCCCCTTCACCCAGACCAGAACCTGTATGGGAAG